TTTATTATTCCTTTCGTTTAGTCGCTAGTTAAGTATTTCTTAACTGTCTTTATTATAGCTAACTAGTTTGTAAAATGCAATAGTTTTTCTATACTTTTTTGAAGATTTTTTCAGAGTTTTCCACATATAAAGATAATCCGCCTTTTTCAAGGCGGATCGTATCTCACAACTAGCGACTAAACTAGTACTCAGATTGTAGCATTATTTTTCAGATCTCGCAATATCCGCGATATTTTCATACAATCCTGCTCTGATATTCTAAAACGTCCATCAATTCTAATAAGGTTATAATGTAGATGTCGTCAGAGTTTTTATCTTTTGAGAATTCGATTTTATCAGCATTAATTGCAGCTTGCTCTTCTGGATCGACTTTTTCAGTATTGATTACAAAATAATCTTTCACGAAGTTATCTTTCGGATCACACCAAACTGCAACTAGAGCGCTACTACTATAAAGCTCGATATCTTCATTCACTTCTTCTATTAAATCAGAGCTGTCAAACGACAAGTTGTGTTCGCGGTTAAACTTCAATCGTTCTGTTAAATCGTTTAAGTCGTGTTTCATAAAATCCTTCTGCCCGATTTTCGCCTCGGGCGGGGCGTAATTCTTATTGTAAGTATTCTCGGATTTCTTTTATCAAGTTCTTAGTGCGTGCGCCTGCTGGTTCATTTATAACTTCAAATCCGTCGAATGGTTCAGCGTCGCTGTATTTGTCTAAGAATAAGTTTAGCTTCTTAGCGTTTTTATTTCGCAAGCCGCGCATTTTATCGATTAGCTGCTGGTTGTTCAAGTCTGAGCTGTCGTAAATGAAGATGTTCATTTGAATACCGCCTGCTGTAAATTCGCTAGTTACTCGGATGTAGTTTTTCATTGTTTTCTCCTTTCGAGAGATTAGTTTAGTCGCTAGTTAGAGGGTTGTGCCGTCACGCCTTAATTCTTAGTTGCGTCGCTTCTTATCTAACTATCTTTAGTATAGCAAACTACTTAGCTAATTGCAATACTTTTTATGATTTTTCTTAGACTTTTTTAGCTCGCACTGCCGCGCTGGCAGCTGCAGCTTTTTTAGCGCGCTCGCGGCGTTGCTCAGGTGTCATATTACTTGAAGATTTTCGACCACCAAACGAACGTTTAGCTCCAATAATAGCGTTAATACAACCGATGATATCCGCTTTGCGCTCTAACAAGGCGTCAGCTCGATTTGTCGCGCCGCTCCAATCACCAAGACTATCCAGGGGCTTAGTGCTGGCTCCGTGCGCCTTCAGCCAGTCGTGCGTCCACTGCAATGGACTGCTGTTAACGCGGCTTCCCTCGCGAGTAAGTTCGTAAATAAACTCAGCCTCGCTTAATTCTGTGATATTTTGTGATTTCATTGACATTTTGCCAATTTCCTTTCTAATCAGGCGGGTGGTAAGGGGTGTTTGATTTTTATTTTAGGATGTGCTAAGATTTAGTTGTGTTTAGATTATCGCCTTTTTCGGAGGGCGATTTCTATTTGGAATTCAATTTCGAACTTCCAGAATACTATCTTCATAGCTTTCTCCTTTCTAGCCGCCTGATTGTCAATGTTCTGATAATCCCCTTACCACTGTCTTTATTATAGCAAACTAGTTAGCTAATTGCAAGGGTTTTTATGAAAAAAGTCAGAGATTTTTTGGTGAACCTGTGGAAAACTCACTTCCCGTAAAATATATAGCGGTATTCTTTATAAAATCTAATGATAATACGTTTTAACACAGTTTAATTTTACACCAAATAAAAAACTACCCCTCGATCAAAAGTAGTAGTTAAAGTAGTAGTTTTTTATTCTGATAATCAAACGGCTTAGACCGTAATCTAATTATATCATAGATTTCTTTCAACTGTTCGGGATTTCCGAACTGTTCAGTTGTTCGGGATTTCCGAACAAGTCCTCCATAACTATTTATTCTTACCGCTTTTGTAAATACCAAACATTGTCAACAAGAACAGCCCAGCCGTTGCTAAAGCCCCACTGATAGCGTTAATCTTTACATAAGGCTCATCTGAAAGAATGGCGATTGCGACTTGTGGTGCGATTGCACTTGCACCCAAGAGCAGGTCTCCAATGACGTAAACAGCTAGCTTGGTTCGTTTACTGATACCTTTGATGATCTCCTGAGCCTCATCTGTCTCAGCTAGTCCTTGTACTAGCTTATCTTCTTCGGCGGTCACTTTTTCGATTGCCTCGATGTCTTCTTTAGTGAATGCTGGTGTTGCCATTTTTTCCTCCTTTGGTTTATTATTTGGCACTTCCTGCGGTTTTTCTGATTCAGATGGCTTTGTATACGGTTTACTTGGTTTTGGTGATTCTGGCTCTTCTGGTGGTGTTGGTGTGGTTATTTTACCCAATGGCTTGAGCTCGTCAATTGATACTCTAGTCGTCGAAAAATCCAGATTGCCACCATAGCCATCAATCTTTCCGCTCTCTGTGTACTGATGGATTAGCGCGCCGTGTGCGTAATTGTCTTTCGTTCCGTAATTCGGGTACCAATCCACTCGGTCCAAGCCTAATTTCTTAATAATAGCCTCGCCTGCATAAGTGAATACCTGCTTACCCGTCTTCTGTAAAACTAAGTTCTTAAATAGCTTCAACTGCTCGACTGTGCCTTCAAAATCTGGCTCCAGGTCGACAAATAGAAGTGGTGCGTTGACAAGCTTTTGAGCTTCGATAAAACGCTCTGCTTCAGTCTTTGCTTCTTCATCGGTTGAAAAATAAGGCAACCAGTAAATACCTAATAGCTTATCTCCTGCGGCTTTAGCGAACTTGACCAGTTTAGGGTCGATTTTATTCACATCTCCGCCGTAACTTTGACCGACATGACCAGCCTTGAGAATAACACCAGCGAACTTATGAAAATGATTTACAATAGCGTCATCTTGATGATTTGAGACGTCTAGTATAATCTTGCTGTAGTCTTCTTGTGGCTCTGGTTGAGCTTCAGGCTTAGCTTCTGTTTTTGGGGTGAGGTCTGGTAAATCGTGTAAATCTTTATCCTCAAATAGCTGACGACTCATATATTTTCCGCTACGTGCCGTAACATACCAAACAGTATCTCCAGCAACTGATTGACCGTTCGTAACATAGCCTTTCATAGCGATGACGTCGCCTTTTTCTAGTTCCTGAAAAATGGCTGAATTTGTGTTAGCTTCGTCGCGAGCGTTGCCGTCTTCTTCCATTTTCCTATCTGTCGGCTGAGTTTCGTCGTAATCTTCAGCAATACATCTGCCGTCGCAACAATACGAATATCCGAGATAATCTGGACCGTAGTTGCCCATCCAGTTCATAAGCTCTTCAATACTGTTATAAATCCCTCGCGCTCCACTATGAACTTCACTATCGTGGATTTCGATTGAGCCATCCTCGCGCTTTCGCATTAAGAATACATGCCCATCTTCTGTATACTGACCTCTTGAAAAGCCCAAAAATCCAACCACCCAAACACCAACAGGTGCGGGACCTGTGTTTATACGACCTGCGTTTAATTCGTTTAAGTACGCTGTTTGAGCATTCGGCGAGCGAGTTAACGAGCTAATTGCGTCATCTACATACTGTAAGCACCAGCCACTTCTCGCTCCGATGTTTAGATTTGGATTATAGACTTGTCGTACTGGCATTATTTCCTCCTCACTTGAGTTTGTTGAACCTCTTCTTTTAATTCCGTAACCGCTTTATTTTGTTGAATTAAGTTGTTGGTTGCGTAAATAGCCAATCCTACAAGTGCGATTGCGAATAATTTCGCTAAGTTACTTGTTACAAGGCTCCAAAAATTCATCACACCTTCGATTTCAGTACGTTTTACGTATTTTTCTTCTGATTCTTTTTCGTGTTCGGCGATGTATGTTTTAAGCTGTGCTTGAGTAACGTTAGCTCGTGCGATATTTTCAATTCGCTCGAGGGTGATAGTGTGCCTATCAACACCCTCCTTAATGTGTCTGACGTCCGCTTCTAACGCCCCAAACTCTTTTACTGATACTTCTGTGTTGCTCATAAAAAACTGCGGTTATTCAAATTATTAGTTGAAATTACCGCAGTTTACCGTAAGCGTGACGTAATATGTTTATATTATAATATCATTTCTCATAAACATCAAGGGTCAGCTCGATTTGTCGCACAGTATAGATTTGACGACCATGCCTGTTGCTGGATTTATAGCAACTAAAACCAACAACGACGTTAATGCTAAAAAACCGCTAAAAATGCAGTGCGGTCGTGCAAGGGTTGTCATACCTACTGACGCAATTGAAGCTACTGTTGTGGTACAATTTCCAGAGCAGTTTAATAGTGGTACAACGCCTGTTGTTACATGTACGTATAACGGCTACGGCAACGCTAGCGATCCGTGGACAGACGCACCAAATCCATCTTGGGCTGGTGCAGCAATTGGGGCAGTTAGCGTTACTAATTCAGGATTTACGGCAAGGTGTCGGCGTTTTGATGGGGCTATGCTAAGAGGTACGTATTATTTTAGCTGGATGGCTATAGGCTAGGCTATTTAACATATTCTAGTACAAGACTAACCTCTGAATTCCCCCAAGGATAACTACCTGATAGTGTAATATTAGTTTGGTCGATTGAAGTAACGCCTGATTGATGCGTACCTTCAATATATGGCAACGCTTGCTTTATAGGGTTATTGCTGAGATTACCAGATAGTCGCATATTGCCATAGTATCGTATTAACTCCCACCTGTTAGATAGACCTTGAATACCATGAGGTAGGCTTGATGTATTAAAGCCACCTGTCATGTTTACAGTGCCACGCACGACTTTACGATAAATAGGGCGACCGTCAATCCATTTCTTGCCCGTATCCTGCTCGGCGGTTGTGTATTTATTGTCTGGCATGGTCGTCAAATCTATACTGTGCGACGAGATCTTGCCATAATTAATAGCAATCATCTCATCTGTAATTGTAGTTGTGGAAGATTCGGTTGTGATATTAGCAATGACTGCAATAACAGCTTGCGATCCAGTAGCGCCGTCTTGCGTCACAGCCTGCCTAATCTGAGATTCAGTTGGCGCCACGGGTGTCGCCGAAGTAGAACCATAAACAACGATTAAACCGCATGATGACGGTGAGCCTGTAGTATTAGTATCTGTAGAATTTAGTGCGATGTTGTCAGAATAAGCCACGACACTTGCAATGCGTTTATTAGAGCTTGGTGCAGTAATTCTAATAACCTGCTGACCAACGATATCAAGTGCGATCAAAAAGCCACTCGGTAGTTTGCCTAGCACGACATCTGGGTTATCGGTTGTTCCTCCAACTAACACATTCATGTCGGCTACAGTATTTCTAACAACTCCACGTCCCGAAAACAGCCCGTCAGAGTGCTGCTGTGCCCACATGTTCGCTTCATACGCACTACCCCGCCCGTTCGGACGAGAACGTAATCTAACAATTTTTCCTGGATTGGTAAAAGCCATAATTCTCCCCTTAATTGAATTACCGCAGTTTACCGTAAGCGTGACGTGATTATTTATCTGTGGTTATTATATCATTATTTTATACTTTGGTAAATTTCCCTCGCGTTGAGCCTGTAGCAATGACGCGAATATAGAAATCGACCTCCACAGCTGGCGCAACAATTCCAAGCATCACTGCCGCTTCGCCATCGGCTTGAGGCAGCTGGTAAAAAGTCATTTTGGGAAATTGTGTTGAAAAATCAGCGTTAGCTGACACCTGCGGAAATAAATCTACAAACAGAGGACCGTCTTTTGGCTTAATATCTGGAATAAATTTAATCACCACGTCAATTATAGTATTCCCACCACCGCGAACATGAAATACCTGTGAAACCTGCAGAATAAAGTCGACCAACGAAGCTGCGACTGGGTATATAACTTTCCTGGCATTATTTTCATTTTCAAGTGCTCTAATCCTTGATTCTACATTCATACCACTTATGCTCCTATATTTTTCAACGTTAAATCACCATCAAGCATCGAATGAACAACAACATCATACGTAGTCGGCTGCCACGGATCAAGCCCATATCGATAAATTACCCACTGAGCACCATAAGCATAATTTGTGCGCCTTACACGAGAAACCGAGCCTGAACTAGCCTTCAGTTCCAACTGAGCGATTGTAGGAATTCTTTTTTTAGTAGTTAATGTCACTAAAACCCTTTCGGTGCTATTAATATGAACACTCCAATAGCCGGATAGCCGATTTGGTATAGTCGTGATTTTTGCGCTACGAGAGTATAGTGGAATTTTAGTCGCTGCTTGATAAAAGCCTTGCTTAAGAGCCTTCGATTCGCGCTCCAGCTTATCTAACCACTTTTCAAGATTCATTGAACTCTCCTCATCGACAAAGTCCCAGCGACAGGCGATATCGCCTGCACAGTTAAGTCACAGTGGGCGCCATCGCGGTCTGGAATCCACCACGCAGATGCATCTATACTTATTGCGAATTTAACATAATCTTCACCAATCTCTTTAACCTGTAACCACCAACCATATTCTTCATCGGCGTTTGGATCTCTACCTGTCACACCTGGATATGTATGAGGATTTTGATCATGATCGTATGACAGCTGCACCAGAGGCGGTTTTTTGACTCCGTCAGTTCGACGAAAAATGATTTCCCACTCCGCCACGGCTGTTTTGTCCGGCGCCAGGTATTGGCTAATAAAACCGCTCCAAACAGCGGTCGGTAAACTACCCTGAGTTAGCTGTCCATAATTCAACGGTGCCGCGACTTTTTGGGACCGCTGCTCATTCTCGATTGACATTAGTCGACGCGTAATATTATCATTGAACATTATTCAACCCTTTTCAGGCGTGGCGTCACAGTGGCAACACCTTGATTATCCCAACTCGTCTCCATCGCAATAATCCGCATCCAACCGCTAAAATCACTACCGTCATCGTTCTCTTCCTGAAATCGAAACTCATCGCCGAGTGCTAGCCCGTTATTTTCGTTAGCCGAATCGCCCCAAATGATAGGTCGCCCTACCAACTTTATCTGCGGGACCAACGAATCAAAGCTGCGCTGTGCTAAGGATTTTTGAGCATATTCTGCAACTGCCGCTTGAGATTTGAGGTTTGATTGCGTTTCATAAACTCGCCAGTAGCAGTTGTCTTGAACAGCCGCGTGATTGCTAGCACTGGCAAGCTCAGCAGTGTCCTCACCCGCTTCAGGATTACCAACCTGCCCATTGCCAGCAACCAGTACATCACTAGCATAGTCGGCAGACTCTTCGACTGCATAACCACTCGCCCATAATTTATAGACTCCATCGCTCGGATATTTTATGATGATGTTTTTACGGCGACCGCGAGGCTTAAGAATATCAATAATCTGCTCGTTATGATTGTCTGGGTTGACACGAAAAACCACATCAAATTTTCCAGTCCCCGTTTCATTATTCATCGCGTCGCACAGCGCCTTACTAACCGTCTGAAAATCGTTATATTCAACAGTCTTCAGCCTAAGCTCATTAACAATGCCAAATTTCCACCTGATATTCTCGCCAGCCTTCTGGGCTCGTGCAATAAACTCGCTAATCAAGCTTTGAGCAAAGATATGTCCAGGTGTATTTGAAAAGACACGGTGAGGTGACTGTGTGTTATTCTTGTCACACACCAAATCGCCGCTTAACCTTGCAAAGTGTTCAAAGAACTTTAAGTCTAGCTGCTGATCAGATCCATAACCGCTGCGTGCTGGTCTAGTCGCCAAAAATCCAGAAAAGCGAGGTAATCCGTCAACTAAAAATACCATGTGAGTTTTACCGACACGCAGTAAAGACTCTGGGTTGTCATCCAGTCGTATTTTTGCATGTTTTTTGAACTTGGACCAGCTAATACTAAAAGTAAACTGATCAGCTGTCGCTGAATCTGACTCGCTTTTTAACGCCTCGCTCAGCGCTCGATTTTGAGCAAACTTATTGAAATCGCCAATTAGCGTATCGCCAACATATAGAAGTAGCTTGTGTTTTTTATCTGAATTAGCCAATGACATTATTCCACTCCAGCTCTGATGTTGTGGCTTCACCACTTTCCACATCAAATCCAATTAAATTATTTCCCGGAGCGATTAATAGCTGACCAATGACATTCCTTGAAACGATAGCACCGTTTAGTCGCGCCTCACCGGTCGAAAAGTCAACGACAAGTGTCTGAGTTGATGATATGCTGCCGTGATAAGTCGCTGATGTGTCTGTCGTATTGTTCTGAATTGATGGATTGACGGCGGGACCTCGTAAAACCCAGACGGGATAAACCTTAATGGTCGAAGAAACAAACACACTACTTAGCCCACCGCTTGCACCTGCCCATACCTCGCCAACTGTATCAAATACTTGCCCTTTGCTGTCCCAAACCTCACCGCCAGTTGCGGCTGAGACGCGACCCAGTTTTACGTTATTTGAATACACCTCATGTCCATCACTACCTTCAGCATACTCAAACAAGACTGAGTTGCCTACTTTGAATTCGGTTGAAAATGTCGTATTGCCTTCATCTGCTGGCACAGGCAAATCTAAGCTGCTACTCCGCCAAGCCCCTTTAATAGCAAATAGCTGACCATCTCGTTTTCCATAAACCAAGGTAAATGTATGATTGGCAGCAAAAAAGCTACTAATCATACTGTACAGTTTCCAGAAGCCACTTTCTTTAGGCAAGATCAGCCCATTGATTGATTGAGTATAAGTAGACAGTCTCTGACGAATCATTTCGCCACCATCAGTATCTGTGTAGTCTATGTCTGAAGTGTCGAGATCTGGTCGTTGCAGTAAGCTATTGTCGGCGCTCAGTCTTACCTCGGAACCAGTAAGATCAAGACGCTCGCCATCGTCTCTTACTACTGCCACCAAGCTAAATTTACCACGTAAAGTTATCATCCCATCACCCTCCCTTTTTGCAAGGCGATTATTTTACTAATTTCGTCAGCAAGCTCTTTTGGATCACGATTATAGCCGTTGATGTTAATAGTCTGATATAGCGTATTACCAGCGCTGCCAGTCGTGTTTATGTCATTCAGCTTGTCGTAGCCAATCTTGCGCGCAGATGACGCCTTAATAACATACTCGCCGTTTGAGAGTAGCATTGGAATTGAATCGCTAGTTGGACCGCCAGGACCGAATACTGGACCACCCTTAGCGCGCTTACCCAGCTTAAAGCCAGATAAATTGACTGGGTTAGCTTTCACGCCAACCGCTTTTAGGGCGTTGCCGATACCAGGAATATTAATAATATTGTTAATCACTTTATTCAGCGAATCTTGCAGTAAATCAATCATGCCGTCTAACAATCCAGCAGTAAAGTTGCGCGTGATGCCGTAGCCAGTGCCATACCAGTCCTGTCCGCCAACAGAACTGATCAAGTTAGCGATAGAGTTGATGATTTTAGATATTCCATTCGATATAGAATCCACCACGCGTGATATAGCATTACCAGCACTCTCAATTACGCCGCCGATTGAGTTGAACACGTCAGTCAGACCGCCGGCTACTGCATTTGTAAGCGGAATAACAGCTTCATTTGTCAACCTGATTATAGTGGTAGTAACCGCAGACAGCACGACCAAAAACGTTCCCACCAAAAACGCTGCCAGCGGGATTACTACCATATTCAGAAAATCTCTCAGCCCTGGCGATACGATACCCAAAGCTCCGCCAATCAACAGGATTGCGGCTGCCACACCGGCAGCGGCTGCAGTGAATGACAGCACGCCAACTAGTACATCCGGTGATGCCAAAGCCTTAAAGAATCCAGCAACAGTCTCGCCTGCACCCTTGAAGAACTCTTTTACCGGCTGCCAAGCACCCTGTATGGCACCACCAGCCAAAGTCCCCATCTCCTTAAAAAAGTTAGCCATGCTCTTACCAAAAGTAAACTCTCTCGGCGCTTTCTTGACTGCGGATGATAACTTATCCACGCCGCCTGCTGCCGTATCAGCCGACGTCCCAACTGCGCTGCCTGCGCCCTCCATTGTTTTCGTCACAGCATCAACTGAACCTTTAGCAGCCTTCAGATCTTTGAATTTACCTATCAACGTCTGAGCGCCGCCGATGACGCCAGTGAAAATACCCTTACCTAGCTTTGCCCACGGCTTTAACGTATCAAGCGCAGAACGCGCACCGCCTGTAGCTATCTGCAAAGCCTTGAATCCAACAGCTAACTTTACAATATTAGCGATTAGCTCTGGATTATTTTTAGCAAAGTCAAATAGCTTGCGAATAGTATCCACAGCGTCTTTTAATCCCTGAGCTAATTCTGGCGATTGCTTTTTAATCTCCTCAAAAACAGTCTTCAACATGCTTTTTATGACCGGCGCTAAATTCTGTAAGAATTGTTTTGCGCTGGCTAGGAATATATTAAACGACTCTTCAAAATTACCGTTTGGATCAGCTAATGACGTCAGCATATTATCAAAAGCGGCTTTAGCAGCATTAAAGCTACCGCTGATAGTCGATGACGCCTCCTTAGCCGACGTGCCAGTAATATCAAGCTTAGTTTGAATATTATGTATAGCCTCGATAACCTTATCAAACGGAATACTGCTGACGTTTTTAGCCGTTGCCTTAAACGTCTTGCCCATCACACCACTATCGTTGATAAGGCGTGCCATCTCACTTGCAGTACCACCGTAACCCAGCTTCAAGTTGTCGAGCATAGTGTAGTTGTTCTTTGCAAATCCCTGATATGCGTACTGAATTGATTCCATCGACGTACCCATTTTATTTGCATTGTCAGCCATGTCAGTGATAGCCATGTCTGCTATCTTCGTGGCTTTAGCGGTGTCACCCTTTAACCCCTGTAACAGCGACGCGGAAAAACTCGTAACAGTATCCATATACTGATTAGCCGATAACTGAGCTGTTTTGTATGCATTCTTGGCGTATTGGACCACCTCACCAGAATTCTTCTTGAAGAGTGTTTCCACGCCGCCAACAAGCTGCTCATACTCAGCGAACTGCTTAACAGCATATGTAGCAATACCGCCCAGTCCAACCATCGCGCCGGCTGCTAGTGACTTAAATTTAGAGAACGCTTCATCAGACCGTTTACCAAACTCTGAAAACGCCTCACCAAAAGCCGCTTTAGATGATGCTAAAAAACTGCTCTTAAATTTAGAGCCAAAGTTATTACTGGCACCATCGCCAGCATCACCAAGCGCTTTCTTGACGTCGTTAGAAATCCCTTTGAGAGAGGGCTTTATCTGAATCCATGCTGTACCGATCGAAGTTGCCATAAAAAATGCGAATAAATAGTTTATTTATCCGCATTTGCCGCAAGCGTGGCGTTGTAATGATTATATTATATCATATGCTGAGGTTTTTGACAAAAGACCCCAGCCAGCCTGGCTTAGCCTTCAACGCGCCAGCAGTCCGCTTGTCAGCAGCCTTAATCATCACTCGTTGACGAAATGCCGTCGGCTCTGTCATAAGCTCAAAGTTGCCCTCAAAACCAAACTCCACTACAAATTGGGCTCTCACTGTATCCAGAATACGATTCATATTCTGCATCTGGATTTGCGCTATACCTGGATTGTTGCGAAGTATGTCCGCGCCGCCTGATTTATCAAGAATAAAATCTACATTTGACATATCTACATAATATCACATAGTATATTGTTTTGCATTTTGAGTATACTATTGTTACAATAAATGCAAGTTTTAAGATAAAAGAGGATATTATGTCTACAGAGTTTCAAGAGAAAGCTTGTGAAAAAGCATTACGCGAATATCGCAAAAAATATTTAACAAAAAAGGAAAACCTCAACGCTGATGAATCGACAGCGCGGTTGATGGTTAATAGTTTACTCAGCACTGTGCTTGGATACACGCTGATTGACGAAATAAAGACTGAGCATATGATACGCGGTACCTACGTTGATTATGTCGTACAATTAAACAAGAAGATTCATTTTATTGTTGAAGCCAAAGCAACTTCTATCGACCTAAATGAACGGCACTTAAAACAAGCGGTTGACTATGCCTCAAATGAAGGTGTTGACTGGGTTATTCTGACAAATGGTCGCTGCATTGAGTTGCACCGTGTCATTTTTGAGAAGCCAATTCGCTCGCAGCGTATCTTCGCATACGACCTGACAAATCTGTCAACAATCCGCACTGCTGCTAAGCACCTAGTCAATCTTACTAAGAAATCTGTATTAAAAGGCGATCTGGATAAGTACTGGAAGCGATTTGATGCACTGACCGAAGATAACATGAGAAAAGCTATCAAGTCACCTGATGTCGTTCGCAGTTTGCGCTTGTTTATTAAGAAAAAGTCAACAATCAACTTCACCGACGCTGAAATTGCTAAGGCTCTTGATAAACTGATCAGCTAATCCTGATATTGCGCGTTCGGGTTCAGATGTTGCCATAAATCTTTTAAGTCATCCTGCTCTTCCGCTTGCTGTTTCTTACGGTCTTTATCAAGCTGTTTGCGCATTTCAGCAACATACTCTGGCTCAAACTTCTTCATAGCTTTAGCAGGCTTAGCAGTTTTACGCTTGTTCATATTATAAGTCAATGTTGTGAGTATATTCAGCTCTTGCAATATTTGGCTCAACGTTTCGTCGCGCCATGTCCAACTCGCTGCTGGCACTAACTTGCGGAAAATCCTGCTTTCTACTGGCAAATTCTCAAATAGCCTAGCATAGCGTAAGAAACCGCTTCGACAGCCATCAGTATCCGGGCAAGCTTCTAATAAGTTCAGATGGTAATACTGTTGGAAATCAGCTTCAACTAGACTAAATTCTTCCACGAACGCCGCTGCGCTCGATTGCCAGCTTTTGGGAAGCATTCGTCCACTTTCGCTGTAATCTCTAGTAGTGCTTTCTGAGAGAAGTAACCATACTCTTTTTCGATGTAAGCACGAATGTCATCATAAACCTTATCGCCACCAATCAACGCCATGTACATAGTCACTAGCTCAGAGATATTGCCAGTTCGGTGCGCTTCAGATAAGTCACTAATGAAATCAAAATCGTCCATTAGCTGCATATTGACATCAACGGTGTATCCATCCCAAAGTTCAATTGTCTTTTTTGGCTCACTCGCCATATTATCCCTCCATAAGAATTACGTGATATATATTATAACAAAAAAACGACTATTTTGCAAGTCGTTTTTCTGCGTGTACTCTTCCCAGCTTTTAGGATTTCTTAGAGTAGTACTCCTTTACATACACCAATTTGCCAGCAGCGTCCGCAAACTTATACGCAGTCAAGGAGACTGGCACAGTGATAGCGTCTGAGTTGTTAAATGTCATGTCACCAGAGCGATCAGTAAACTGTGCATCGCCTAGAATTTGGCGGTGACGTCGGACCCCACCACTGTTAGTCTCGATAGTTTCGCAGACAAACACACCGTGAGGTAAGATTTCACCAGTGTCATCAATGGTGATTGCGCCATCGGTCTCAATCTTGACATTACCCTTACCATAACGGAACTGCAAGACTGATACACGCGATGACTCTAGCAAATTAAACGTAAAGTTACGTCCGTAGCTTGTCTGGTTGCGGGCGACAGTTTCAGGACCCCAGGCTTTAATGTCATCTCCCTCTTCTGCCGTCGTTGAGGTCAAACCATCTTCAGTCACATAACCCAGATTCACAAATTCGCTTGCGAGTGGTGTGGTGGCGTCAGTTGGTAGCGTTGTACCCAGAGGCGCCCAATATAGAGCGCCTTTCGGGTTAGGCAGACCGATCGCAATATTGCTCTTGTCGTTGCCCATATTACGCCGCCTTTACAACAGCAAACGCCTTAGTGTCCAAAATCTGGAAGCCAAACGGCAGCTCCATGCGGATACCAATTTGGTTGTGTCCAGCCAAGTCTTTGCCTGTATTATCAAAGTCACCAGCAGTGTGAACGCGCCATTCAGCTACTCCAGCAAAACCGAGAAGCAATTGACTCCAGTCACCAAGCACCAGCTTAGTTTTATGATCACGTGCAACTTCTGGTGATGTTGCAGCAGGTTTTCCAGACAACATATTACCACTCAAGCCGAACACACCCAACTCTGGATATTTCTTCTGGTTGCCCTCGATAACTGTCGAGAGTAGCTTGGATGCATCACTTGAAATAGCCACACCGTTGATGTTCTGCTCCGCCAGCTCAGTTACAGCCGTAGCAAAGTCTGTATCAAGAGTTGTCGCAGTAGTACCAGTTGTTGGAACTAGAATGCTTGAGCCAGCTTTAGTCATGTAGGTAGTTAGCTCAGTGTCAACTGTGCCAGTAGACGGATTCATACCATGTAGCACAATAGTATCCAGGTCTAACCCTAGAGACTTCGTCAGCCAGTTGTCAACTAAGCGGCTAATAAAGTCAGCCTGTTTTGCTTCTGTCCAGCGCATAAACTCTTCAGTGACGCGCTGCGAATAGACCAACTTCGCTGTCGTGAACGGCTTAGATACTACCTTGCGTCCGTTGTCAGGCTTTGCGCCGCCTTCATGGACAAGCGCACCGCGAGCGCGACCTTCCATCACGAACGGCTTGTTTTCGCCAATGTTAATAGTCGGTGTTTCAGGAACTAAAGACAATACAGCTCCTGAGAAAGTGCCGCCAGTTGAGAACATCTTATCAAGCGGCTCAGCAATATCAAGTGTGTGCAGATCAGTTACTGCCATAATATTACCCTCCTTGGATAATAGTTAGGTTAATTAGATCGTAACCTTTACACCTGTACGCGTCTGAATCGCGCTAGCTTTACCTGGTTGCTGTCGGTTCGGTGCGGTTGCTCCGCCGCCAAACTTCTCTTTCAAGTTGTCAGCTTCTTTGCGCATATCTTCATCAGTGCCAGTACCAAGATATTTCTCAGTGCCAGGCTTGAAGCCATACTCAGCGGCAATGGTCTTCTGTCGAATTGTCGTCTCTAAATCTTTGTTCTTCGACGTCAAATCGTCAATCTGAGGTTGATATTTTTCCTTAGCGTCTTTCTCAGCCTTTTCAGTGATAGTGTTCGTAAGTTCGTCACGCACTGATTTTTCTACGTCTTCGCGAATCTTTGCCGATTCGTTCTTGACCCAGCGTTCGTGGCGTTCTTTGAACATATCGTCTGTGTTGACTTCTGTAAATTCGCCTGCGTCGTTTTTGGTGTAATATGTCACCCTTTTATTCCCTCCGTCAAAAGTATACGTATCTATATTATAATACATACTTTACAAAATCACAAGCCATAATTATAGTATTTATTTAGTTTTTGAATCGTTCTGTAAATTATCAACGATGCTCGTGATAACTTGATCAATTTCATTACTCGATAATCCTGCATTACGCCATACCGACCGTTGCATCACGATACCTGGCGCCACCTGCGCGACCTTATTTAGTCCGTCACCAAACTTGCTGATATCGGACCGATAAATTGGTAACCATACCGGTAAAATAGCGTCAAGCTTCTGTCGTAAATTGTCGTCTATTTTCGTCACGTTATTCTTATACATCCACAACGTCATTGCGAAGTGCTTCAGCTGATTACCGATTTCTTTCTGCCACTCAATAATCGCTTCGCGTAGGTCATCGCCGACAATCTCCAATGATTCAGGCGACTGCGGCGCGTTGCTTGATAATCCTAAGTTATTTAGCGATAGCTTCGTGTCAGCACAGAAGTTGCGTGCAGACATCAAAAGCGAATCGTTAAACGGTGCCATAGCGTGCTGCGCAAACTGCGCCACTTGCGGTATCTGACCGTTTTCGTTTGATGTAATTTTCAGGATATCGCCTGTCTGCGACTTGATCACGTCAACGTCTGTCTCGTTATCGACACCTAATAGAATATCGACTTTAGTGTTGTAGTGGTACGCCGCAATAATAGCCTGTCGAACTGTACGGCTAGCGTCAATCAATGCATCGCGAGACGACCGAACCAGCACCGTCCTGCCAAACGGCTGGCGTGTCGTCGCCTTGTGTGTCAGCATTGTCATCAATGGACGTCCGGTGCGATTATCGTATGAGTTCAGAGTCTCGTTCTCACACACTATCGTTTTGTCACTAAAGAATTGCATATAACTGTCGGGACCGTCAGTAATGCTCGGTGTGCTACTGCGGCGGAACACCGCCACGCCAGACTTCAGATTTTGCGTATACCAATCGTACACACCTGTCGCCTCCAACGCAGTAAACGGCATCACCTTGTCACCTGCCAGAGCCAAAAAGCCGATACCACACACCAGGATATCTTCCTTAAGATTATCAAACGCCTCGCGCACCTTGTATTCATCCAGGATCTCATTCAGTCCGATAGTGTCATTTTCAAACCTATCAAACCGCGTTTTGTTTGCGCGCATCTCAACAGCACGCCTACCCCAGCCGACATGTTGCCTAGCGATTGATCGTGCAATTTTACTCGTTTCGTAGTCGCTGTAGCTGAATGTACCATCATAGAACGGATATTTACCAACCGATTTATTAAGCTGTGAATAAACCCATTTCCAGTTATCCAGTATCATCCCCTAACTCCTCTCAATACACCAATCTGCGACTTACCAGATATCTTACTCAAACCCAGCATCTGTAGTTCGCTTTTCTTAAAATATAAGTCGCTAGCAGGATTAGTAAATGTCATGCTTTCAGAGTACGGGCTTGCTGACTGTGACCATTGAGTGGCTGGTGGCGCATCAGCAGGCGTCAGCATGGCACGCTTCACGGCTGACAACGCTACAAAACCCACCGAATCAGCAAATACTTTGTTAGTGTCTTTTTCGATGATTTCATCCAGATCAATATTGTTGTTTTTAGCGATCAGACGCAACTGAGCAGATGCTGCATGAATAAGCGCCTCAGCCCGCCTTTCCTCGTCAATGTCCAAGGCTCGCCATATTTCGGCTAATTTTTCTTTAGTGGTAAAGTCTTTGAGTTCTGCCATAAAAAATGCGAATAAATAGTTTATTTATCCGCATTTGCCGCAAGCGTGGCGTTGTAATGATTATATTATATCACTTTTTCTTGCTTTTGCCAGCATCTTCAGTTTCGACTTCAGTATCAGATTCAATTTCGGAGTCTTTATCATCGGAAGCCTCTACGAGCTCTCCCTCTGGCTTCACTACTTCCCAAGCAGATTCAGCAATAATAGTGCCATCCATCACTTCAATTGTTTCGCCAGATTCTTTGTTACGAATAATCATTATAATACCCTCCTTTGGTTATTTACTATATTATACCATTTTATACACATGTCCACAACAGGATGTCTTAATATATTCGCTGCGCGATGCAATATCTGTCCCACCTAGACGGCGTATTTTCTTTAATCAGCGGTACAGTCGTACCAACGACGTGATACGAGTGTCCTTTGTAGTCAAACCACGCTCCATCGACAGTCTCGCTACTCGTCTTCGGAATATGCACCATCACCTCAGGCTTGGCTGCGGTCGGCGTACTCGTCTGCGACACCAAACAATCCTTGATCGTAAAGCTCGACAGCGTTCCGTCTTCATTGGGTCTGTTCTTAAATTCAATATCTATGCCGATCATAGTTATCCTTTCTTAAAATTCTTTAGCACGCCGTTGCGTGAATTATAGCCGCTCACCTCAAACACGCAGTCGCATTTGTGGTGCCGCTTGAAATCATCGCTCGTCGGATTAACATATACTCCAGCTTTTTTCTGGCACCAAGCGCAGTCTGGCTTGCCGACATTAGCGCGCCGTGTCAATGTCGGGTGTTTTTGCATAGACTTTGCATTCTTAAAAGCTTCGTGCTGCGCCGTCGCCAACACCACATCACAATACTCTTTCAGCAGCATCGCGGCAGTCTGCCGATTCAGCGCGCTGTTGCGCACGATCTTCACTGCGAGCCGTTCCGCCTGATCAGCCATCTCCGCACCATACCCACCACTTAGCATCGCCGCCGAGCCAAACACCTCGCTTGATAGTGAATACAGCTTGCTATGCAGCTCGCGTCCAGTCTGCTTCAGTACATCCGCTACCAACTCTATTTTTTTATCTGGCGAAATACCCTCATGTAAAATAGCCGCTATAGCCTTATTAATATCGCCAGCAACATCCAGCGTTATTTCTGAAAAATCCATGCTCGTATCCCCTTGATGATATTATCTACGGTAGCTGTAACCTTTTTTGAAAACTCTGGTGTCGGTTCTAAAAACTCAGCGTCATCCATCGCCTTTAACTCGTCAATTTTCTTACTCGCCCAAGCAACCGACTTGTTGTCAGTGTCCTCCAACACCACACCTTTGCGTAGTGCCAGATCAGCCAAATAGTCACGCTGTCCCTCCGTCATAATACCCATATTATACCATCATCTACCCCTTAAATCAATCACCCGCGCACCCGCCAGAAAAACTCGTTTTTTTTCTCGCGTGAAAATAGCCCCACTCACCGCGCTTGGCGCCTCTGGGACCGGGATATACACCCTCCCCGCCACCATAAAATTATACTATGTCAATATTTTTACAAAAGTATCATACTATTTTATAATAAGTTTATGGCACAGCGTAGGAAGTATGCAACAGCTAAAGATCCACGACGACAGTTCCCAAAACTACGAGAGGATTTGCGCAAAAGAGTTTATGCTATGCAAGATACTTGTGGTATCTGCGGACGTGAGGTCGATAAGACTTTGCCAGCAGGTAGCCCGATGTCACCAGAGTTAGACGAGATCATACCAGTTTCTCGTGGTGGTTCGCCTTATGACATAGATAACCTACAGCTTACTCACAGGATATGCAACAGGCGCAAGGGGGCAAAGATGCCAGGGGATGATTTGCCAGATGATATCAACCCTACGCCAAATTCAAGAGCTTGGTAGGGCGGGGCTTGTTTTAGCAAAAGGAAAAGCGCTCTGACAAACAGAGCGCTATATAACAACGACTGCTAATCACAACAATCGCACAGCTATGATACTACTTTTTAAGCGACTGCTCAAGCCGGTAGTTTATCTCACCAGTTACGCTACGACCGTTTTCAGCAGCAAGCACCACAAGCCGTTCATACACTTCCTGCTTGATTCGTACATTATAAACTGGCGTAGGTATCTCAACCTTAGATTTAATAATCTTGCCATTCTTTTTTACAATTTGATTTACTATTGGCATAGCATTTCCTTTCTTTTTAGAGGACCTTAGCGCCAAGCGAGGCGTTAGTTTTATATTAAGTTGATATTATTCTCTATCTGGTAGGCAATTGCTTCCTGGTCTAGCACCTCTTTTAATTCGTTGAGCGTGTTCAGCACCTTTGAGTGTTCGTCTGACAGATAAAGTATTGCTGTTTGTTCAGTTTCACCCCTCCAGCATCCGATGACTGGATATTGTAGAGTGAAAGCTTCGTGATTAGCGTTTACGGTTGATATTATCTTGTCGACCTCAAGTTTTTTAGTCTTGTTATTGCTTCCGATAAAAGCTTTTATTGTGATTAGTTTCATTGTTATATCCTCTAATTGTTAATGTGCCTCGCTTGACTGTCTTAATTATAGCAAAGTTGCTTACATAATGCAAGCGTTTTACATACATTTTATGAAAAAAGTCAGGGATTTTTTGGTGAACCTGTGGAAAACTCTAGGACTGACCGATATTGCCAAGCACTTGCTGCCAACGATCAGCTCTCATCTTTTTATCCTTAGCAGTAACCTGTTTTTTCGGAAATACCTTTTGCCCCCAAAAAGCAAACGTTGCAGCGTCGAGCGGCGCGGTCGATAATTTATCAGTCATGCTTTCCCATCCAAAACCACCATATCGACCAAATGACCTCTCTTTCGTTATACGGACCGTCTGATTCAATAGCGGCTGGTCGTAGTGAGATAATTCACCTCTATCAATAGCGTCTCTCATAAACTGATGTGCTGCCACCACCTCTTTCATAGTCGGCAGGATGATACGCTTTTTAGGAATGCCAGCCTTTGTAAGCTCCTCAAACAGTATCGGCGCTCCAGTCGCTCCATCAAGTATAATCACTGCTGCTTGCCTCCACCGCTCGATCAGCCATTTCGATAAACGATGAAATCCCTCGCTCATCGGGCGACTCATCACCACCTCAACATGTACACGTCCATCTTTTAACGGCTGCGCAACTACTAGGGACCACGAGCTTCTATTCGGAGGGAACTTTACAGAATATACAGGCTTAAAGCCGTCATCAAAGTCAGGTTTCTCAGTAGCAAGGTCATCCCAATCTGTCTGTTTAATCGCTCGCTTATTATCGATACCATCCCACCAACCAAGCCGCATACGATTAAAATCATCTATCGTCATACTGTCAGCTTCAGTCTGTATCACTTTTTCGAGCAAAAATATATTTAGTGAGGGATTAGTGTCTAACCAAGCTTCCTTGTCGTGCACGTCAGTAATCTTTTCAACGCCCCATTCAGTCCAAACACCAGCAGCACCTTCTAGCTTATTTCGTCTATTTCTAGCAAACACCTCACCGACAGTTTCAGCCATTGGTGGCGTTCCGGCGTAGATAATTTGAGGATTGCCTGTCTTAGCTGATGCAGTCGTTGGCACCAGTGCTGATTGATGTGAATCAAGCATCTCTGCAGCCTCATCACATATCAGATCATCATTAGTAGACCCCAAACCACCCATGCGCGTCCTAGTGTAGAAATGATACTCAGCGCCGTTCAAAAATTCGATAAACTTATAGTTTCTTGGCTTTTTACGGAATCTCGGCGTTAATAAATTGAATATTTCTTGGTGTTCATTTTCATAGAAAAAATCTTGTACACGCTTAATAACAACATCAACTGTATTCTGTTGTTGAGCAGTAAACAGTCCTTTAGCTTTGCGAAAAATAATACCATAGATAATCCGCGCTACAATAATCTCAGTTTTGCCATTTTGGCGAGGTACGCTCAAGCCGCAATCAAGATTGACGAAATTACCGTCCTCATCCTCAGCCAGCCAACGGCGCAGTACCAAACGCTGCCATTCAAGCAGTGTCATGCCATATTCATCAAGTAGCTCAAATAAAAGCTCGGCTTTTTCAGTATTACCAGGGCTATACAAATCAATTCGCGGTATTTGGTTATTTTTTTGCTTTTTTCGCGGCATTAGAGGTATCCTTAATCACCTTTTTCTTTTTCGTCGCTCCTACAGCCTTAGGTGCGGTTTTAGCCTTTTTAGATGTAGATTTGGTTGGTTTTTTTGCTTTTTTCGCGGCATTAGAGGGCGCTGCCGCCTTCGCTAGGACCTTTTCCAGGACCGAACCAGATTTTGGACGGCGAGACCGAATATTCTGCAGCTCTTTTCTAAAAATATTGATATTCTGAGACAACCTCGCCACTTCCTGCTGTGAAATACTTGACGAGGTGAGCTGTTCAACGTTTTGACGGATCAAGCTTTCATAAAACTTCTCGTCATCATCACCGATTGCAAGATCCATAATGTCGGTTTCAATCTCTTTGTCGAGTCTGCCCTTATAAAGCTTGTCCATTTTGCCAGGATTATCAAAGATATCAATCCAGCGCATAGCAGCCGCATATCCATCGCCAGGAAGTCTAGCTTTTAGTTCTTCTATAGAATCAATCAGTTCAGCAGCAGGTATTTTTCTAAAAAACTCTAACCATTCATCATAGCCATAATTTTCAGTGCCTTCCAAATTCATCACCGCTGCCCTCCAATATAACTTTTATTATTATAACATAAATCAGCTATTCCGCCAGCTCTGTTATAGTCACCTCCACACGAGGATTTTTTCTATCAACACCGCCAAAACTTATTATCAGGCGGTTAACTATTCCACAGCAATCATCTTCTAAATAACCAGCATCAACTAGCAGGTCGAGTATACTACTTGCCATATTATCGAGATCGTGACGGATTCTGTCTTTATTATAAAAAACCATCATTACTTCTAGGGGACCCTCCCATTTCACGTTTCTAAACTTACAAGCCTTAGAGGAAAGACATATCTCTTTCATGGCTGCCTCGTGCCAATTGTTAAATTTCTCACTGTTGGCAATAAATCTATTACCAGTGCGTGAATTTTTCAAAATCCGTTTATTATTCTTTTTACTCGGGACCTGACCCGCGATATTGAAGTTAATATCACGCATCTCTCAAAACTCCATAATGATTACTTGGTATTTCATTGCCACCGGCTAGAATAAGCAAGTGAACAATATCTTTTAATTCTCGGTTGTCGTGAGCGCTGCGAACACATATCGTTGGATTATCGTAATGATGACCGTTTTCCTCGATATGCTGCTCGGCGGCTTTGCCAGTAAAGTACATGACTGCGCCATAGTCTTTGCCAGCTTTGTTATTATCTAGGATCGTCCATACTGGCATCCTGGTGTATCGATTGTCTTGATTGACCAACTCGTCGCTTAAGGCTTTAATACGCCACAGCAAGACTTCTTCAGCTGGATTTTCTGCTATAATTTTCATTTAGATTTCCTTAGGTTGTTGTCTGTTGGTTGATTATCTTGACCAATAATCTTAATATCGTTGACGTCTACAAACTCCGCTCCGCAAGCGGCGGCTACTTGATGATATTTGTCTTCAAAGGCGCTGTCACCAAGTTCTATGGTTTCAAGTACAGCATCGGTAAACTCATTTGGTACAGACACTAGGATTGCTTTTCGGTTTTCAGTGTTGTCGCCGAGATAAATTAGTTTATTAGGGTAATAGCCATTGTTTGTCATAGCACGTCCTCCGCCTTAATAATTTCAATATCTGATTTATCAACAGTGCTATCAGCGTTATAAATCTCATCAGCATAGTACTCTATAGTGTCTGCAAAGCCTGGTTTCGATACGACACTATCCCTCGTGGCAGCCTTTTCGGCTTCATCTTGAGTTTTAGCTTCAACAAATACAGTGCCTTCTTTTACTACTCGAACTCTGACTTCGTAAATCATCGGCATCTTCTTCCTTGTTTGGTCAAAACCCTTCTGTAGCATTTCTCGAAGGTCAGTTGAGCCGTTATAAAATTGCGTTATAAATTCATAAACACCATCTTGGGCTTGAGTGATTTCAACAAAGTTGTCATACGCGTCGAAATCTTTATCTAACTCAACTTTATAAATACAATTTCCGTTGATAACGACGTAGCCGTTGTCTTCGAGTTCATAATCGTCAATTTCTTCTACATCCTTGTAATATTTATCACGTTCTTCTATTGGTATGCTTTTCCAAAACTCTTGTAAGTTAGCCTCAAGCTCATCAGCGTCTTTATATTTTTTACAAAGTATAAGTTTGCCTTTACGTCCTACTGTTTCACTCATTGTTAATACCTCCTTATTATTTCATCCACGTTTCGCCGTCGTCATATGGATTAACGCCGTTCACAAACTTGCCACAATTGGGACACATTGATGCAGCGTCAGGGTAACTTCCAGCGCGATACGGCTTTAGCGATGACTGATATGCTTTCCAGTTTCTGCTGTCGCCTCGGACAAGCAATATTTCGTCATCGCAACAATCGCGTTTTACCATCCATTTATTGGTGTCCACATAATCAAACACCCAATTACACCATTCGATTTTAGGTATCATTATTCTATCTCCCTTCCATTTTTAACAAGCTTAAGATATTGTCGAGTTTTTCTACGAAAGACTCGGTTGGCGATTACATATGCAGCTTTACATCCGTCCTCAAACTTACAGCAAAATCCCCTGGTTCCCCATATCTTGTAACGCTTTGCTGATTTAATTCTAGACATTATCGTATTCTTTTACTGCCTTAATGATTTTTTTAATTGCCCAATGTCCAGCTACGATCAAGCCAGTGATAAAAATAGCGTGCGGTACTACTTGTAAAATCCAAACTAACGTTTCCATTTCGTTTCTCAATCTAACTTATTAAGTTTAATCTCATATCTGCCATCATCAAGCGTAATCTCCGCGCGTCTGCCATCTGACATTTTAAGAACTTCTACAATAAGGTTGAGAGATAACTCTAATTTAATTTCTACTGGCGCTAAGCTCCATAAAACTTCTAGTGGTTCTGGCATATAATTCTCCTTTTAATTTTTCCTCAACCGCAGAACTGGGGCAAGGCGACACCAAAGTGTATATCATTGATTAATTACTTTAAGGCTTGATGTCGCCAGTTGATAGCACCAAATGATAGTTGTGTAGAATAGAAAAATAGGCATACAATTTTTTCCCGGTAAACAAAAAAGGTGCGTTGGTGCTACCAGTTGAACAGACGATACACGTTGCACTGCAGGTTGCTTCAATTCCAGCTCACAACGTTTCACGGTTTGAGACAGCGCACCGGGCGGGTGTGGTGCGCCGACAGAAAGGAGTGTGCATATCATCTGTCCAGTTCTGCGGTTGAATTGTTAATGTTCTAAACCATTTTTCCCAAGTGGGGAAATTGGTTTCTACTGGGTACGATTTGTACCCGTTTACTTACGTCTGCTTATACGACCACCTCGTTTTCCAGCACACTTTTTTACAAAGTGAGGACCGTCAATTAAGTTGCAATCGCATTCAATATCTTGAGCAAATCCTTTGCAACTTCCGTGTGATTCAAATGTTGCCGAACCGCCCTTTCGTCCGATTTCAGCGTAAAAGTTAGGATTGCTTGCTAGGTTTTTCTGAGCGGTCTTTAAGCCGCCTGTTCGTGTGCCTGACATTATTCCTCCTCCTCAATTCCAAAATATTTTAACCATTCTCCTCTGTTTTCCCTGATAGACCTTTTAGCTTCTTCTTCGGTTGCGTAGCGTATAGGTTCGCCGTAGTCAATATAATCAATAGGCGTAGCGAGTAGCCTATCTTCCTCGTGGTCATAGCCGACAATCCAGCCACCTTTGCCATTCTTAAAGTCTGGCTCAAAGTCTGAGGTTTTTCGCAGTCTGACTTCGGCTAGTTCACGGTCAAGAACTTTTTCGCACTCTCCTTTAGTGCGGAATACTCTGCCAGTACGCCAAGCATTGTAATCACGCAACATGCCAGTGTAAGCTGTTGGTCTTATATTGGTATTCTCAAGAACAAAACACCTATCGCCAATTTTAGGCTTCCAGTGAATACTGTCTACTGGTTCTTTGATTTCCTCAAAGAGCTCTTCAGTAAGGTCATTACCGATAAAAATAGGACCCACATCGTTTTTAGTTATTAGTGTCCTTGCACCAAAAAGCGACTTACCTTCTGACAATATAGTGCCTTTTTTAAGTCCTGGTAAATCTTTTAGAAGTTTATATTTCATGCCTTTTTCGCTCCTTTCTTAAACACACAATATAGAAAAGTAAACGTAACTATAACCAACTCTGCTAGAAGTTCAAGAGTACTGAAAGCATACACCACATATACACCACATATACACCACCTGTAGTATCATCAGATATTTTGAACCCCCATATGAGTTCCGATAGTTTCATAGCTATAAATACGAGCATCAATTCCTTCTCCTTAAAATAGCTCCAACTGCGTGGCATAAATTGCACGGCTAGCTAATATCTGATTTATACGATGAATAGTTCGCTCGCTCTCGTTCAGGTCGTTTAATGCACCTTCTTTCATTTCCAGTAAATCTACTGTGTCGACCTCATCTAGCGATTGATAGTCATCCTCATAGTAAGGTTGTGCTACTTCTTTCTCCATTTTTTCTCCTCCTCTTTCATCCATTCTTTGTCTTGCTTGGCTATTTCGCGTTCTGAGATAGCTACAAGAATTAGAATTAGCGCTATGAATAGTATCCAAATCAGTACGTACATGCTTTTCTCTCAATATCTATAAGCCAATAACCCAAATTAATAATTTAACAATAGCCGCACCCAGCAGCGTGAACACCAACGTCGTCAAGATTACTAAAACACCCGCTGCAAAATACTGTATTTTATCAGCAAAATCTTTATTGTTATCCATTTTTAATACACAATCCTCTCTCTTAAGATATAGCCCCTATCCAATACGATTTCTATAATTTCGGCATGATGTCGTTTATGAGACTTCTTCACTAGTCGGGCGGCTCGGCGGTTTTGACAATAAATTCTCCGCATACGACCTTTATAGTCAAACCACTGCACAAAATAAATATGACGATTAAACAGTTTACTCTGAAATACGTCTTTAGTGTCAGAAAAAGAATCTTCTGGCTTAAACAGTAGTTTTATTTTTTTCAAGATCATAAACACTTTTGTATCCCTCTCTTTCTCTAATTCCAATACGATACAAAATGCCTTTTAATTTTGTCGTACCGGCAAACGAATATCCGCAATCAAATCCATGTACTTTGTAGTGATAGAAGATTGATTGTAATAGGACCATTTCTTGCAAATCATTTTCGGCTTCGTGTTCGTAGATCGTAGCCCATTTTTTGCCATTGCTGTGCCTCCCAACACCAACCACGGCTTTTGCGTGCCCCATCAAGTCAAATTCGATGACGCGCTGCTCATCTTTTACGATAGTCCTGGCTGACATTCCAGGCACAAGATCGTCTGCCCATATCGTAAATGGATCATCCATTTTACCCCCTCCATTTCTTATAGATATTTGAGATATTTTCCGCTCGTATACACTGACCACGCTTTATATCCCTGCCCTCGCCAAACGCGATAGGCACAGGCAATATTTGTAGCCGGATCATGACTATCACAGTGTTCGCGTCCAGGCAAAATCCTTACCTGAAACAGAGAAACTGAATATCCATACGTTCTTCCGTTTTGTATAAATGTCAGGCTCGTGTCGCCTGTCACATTCGGATCGCATCCGCTTTCAGCTCTCATAATCGCTAACATAGTGCGTACGTCCCAGTCGTATTTCTCAAGTAAAGGTTGAAACCTTTCGCAGCCGCCTACACGCCCTGCCTCCACAGCAGGTTTTTGAGGTGTAGGCGAGGCTTCAACCTTTGGTGCGGCTGTTTCCTTGAGCGACGGTTGCCGCTTCTCCGCCACTACTGTTTTGACACTTCAACTTTGACATTCTTGACGATTGTCGCCGCTTCAGCTTTGACTTGTTCAGTCTGATGTTTCTGATAGTACATACCGCCAATAAAAGCGATAATTCCTGTAATTAAAATCGTGATGATGATAGTTTTGGTAGTTTCAATATTAAGTTTTTTCATTGTTTTTCTCCTTTTTATTATTACTTTCTTCTAAGCAGCCAGCGGTGGATGCGTTGACATTTCGATTTCAATTACGCGAGTAAAAGTAAGACGAAAAATGTTAGTTTTTGGGTATAAAATTAACACTACATAGGTGGTAGACACACATCCACCACTGGCTGCTCATTTATTCTTATATAAAGCCAAAGTAACATCTACAGAGAATTTGCCTACAATCTCCCTCGCTCATCTTTTAATCATCTCCGTCAAGACTAATCCATTTATTTCTCCGGATGATTAAAAGATTTCAGCTTCTGATATCAGCTTAATCTCAATTTCGTGCTACGTTGTTAAGGTACTTTATTTCGCTCAACAGCATGTCTAATCACACGTCAGGCATGCTCTATAAGAGAAACAAAGCAAAACAGAAAAACCCGCTGGCTCTCTACTTCCAGCGGGTTTTGCTATACAACAAAAAAACGTCCTGACAGCTATCAGGACGTTTACCAGAAACTTATTTCAATCGTAGGAACTTGGTGAGGTGCGCCTCCCCATAACTACGACTGTCCACCACA